AGAGCTCTTCGGAGCTATCGGCGGCCCCTCCGTAAGGAGGTAAGGTGCATTCATGCAGGACGTTAACCACGTCCAGAACCCACGCAATTGGGGATTTCCCCGGATTGAGCGGCTACATGTCGCGGATCAGCCCCATGCTGCAGTGCAGCGAGGATCTTTGAAAGATAAGATCATCGTAGCATTGTGGTTGTGTATCGTTATAGTGGTTAGTTCACTGAGTGAACTAACGACTAAGATCACTATCTATGGTGCTTACCTGCTTGCAGCCGTTGCTCTAGCCCTAGCGCTATGGTTCTATGTTGTAGTACCCACATTCCTTGCTGTCGTAAGGATGTGGTTTGGCCTACTGGACTGGTTGCTTAGTTCAGATGGTTTGGCTATTCGATTGATGCGGTATCAAGTGGATTCGGAGCAACTCGATTTAGAGTTGGTTCAGCCATACGGCATTGATTTCGACCCGAATACGGCTGTGGACGTACAGCTTGAGGTTCTGGTTGAAGGGGAGGCTACTGAGGACCGGAAACGGATCAGGCGCCAAGTTTACCGTAGAATGCGCAAGGAAACCTTAATTGTCAAAATGGTGCAACATTGCCGTTCGCGGCATGGCACTGGTTTGACAGACAGGCCAGAAACCAGGCTTATGCTTGATAAGGCCATGAGGGATTTTTGCTCAGACATGTGTGTAAGGCACTGTGACAGGGATAATGCTCTGCCTTTGGCTATTGCATTGTATTTCATTCCATTGGAGAGTGAGATAGAGGCACAGAAGATGCAGCATGGTTGGTTTGCTTGGATGCAGAACGTTAGGTTCCATGGAAGGTGGTCGTGGCTGTTTGGCTTTGGTAGCCCAGCAGCTAACCTCGAATAGGGGGGCCTGTCTGTAAGACGCGGGGTGGACACCAGGGTTAAAACCCCTGACCTGCCGGGGATGTCCGTTGTCAAACAGTTGGGTCCAAGATATAGGTTAGGCCGCAAAATGTATGTCTTGCGAGGCCTATCCAGTCCTAGTGACATGTGCGTGCACAATAATTCACTGGTTAATCTTGTAAGGGCGCTAGCTGAACGTGTTATGTTTAGTGTTGATGAGTTTGGCAATTATGTTGCTAAGCTAGCCCCTAGGCCTAGGGTTATAGGAAGACGTCTGGGATATTTCTCAGTGCTTGTAAAGCAGAAGTGTGTGGTACCGCCCAAGGTTCCCCTGGATAATGTTCCGGGGTTGTATAATGGTCGGAAACGCACGCAGGCGCAGCAGGCAGTTGATTCTCTGATGATTGAGCCCATCAGAAAGAGAGACGCGAGGACCAAACCGTTTGTCAAAGGCAATGAAAAGGCTGAGACCTTAGGGCCTGCCCAGATTTGGCTTGACAAATTGCCTAGAGTTATCCAGTGTCGCACACCACGGTATGTTGTTATGACTGCACAATACCTCAAACGCCTTGAAAAGCCCATTTTCAAGGCGATTGAGCGTATTTGGGATGAAGTAACCGTTGCTAAAGGTCTCAACGCAGATGAGACTGGTCGGCTTGTACAGCAGAAGTTTGACAAGTACAGAAATTGTGCTGCAGTCGGCTTAGATGCTTCCAAATTTGACAAGCATGTAAGCAGGGAAATGCTCCAATGGGAACACGGAGTGTATAACAGACTGTATAACAATGATTCTGAACTTTCACGACTGCTCAGCTGGCAACTTGTGAATCAGGGGACTGGACGTACCCCTGAGGGCAAGGTAAAGTACAGGGTTGATGGATGTCGTATGTCTGGGGACATCAACACATCCCTTGGAAATTGTTTGATTATGTGTGCAATGGTGCACGCATATTCAAAGCATTGCCAGGTACCCTGTTCTTTAATTAACAACGGAGATGATTGTGTTGTGTTCATGGAGAAGGCTGATGTTGCCAGGTTTTCCATCGGTTTGGACGCCTGGTTTAGGGAAATGGGATTCATAATGGTTGCGGAGGAGCCAGTGTATGACATCGAGAAGGTTATCTTTTGTCAAACCCAGCCCATCTGGGTAGACGGGGGGTACCGGATGGTCAGGGATCCCAAGGTGGCAGCTGCAAAGGATTGCAGAACTGTCGTCGATATCAGCTGCAGCAAAGCTGCACGGAAGTGGTCACAGGCTGTAGGTGACTGTGGCGCTTCCCTCTGTGACGGTGTGCCTTGCAGTAGGGCATATTACGGTTGCATGCAACGTTTCGGTGGTGGGCTGAAGAGCAACATCGCTTCAGCTACCGGAATGGAGAGCGGCATGCAGTTCATGGCTAGACGTATGGAGGACAAAGGCAGGATCATTTCTGCTGAAACACGCTACTCCTTTTGGTTGGCATTCGGTGTCAATCCGGACCTCCAGCGAGCCATAGAGAACTATTACAATACGTACAACATTGGGTTCTGCGACCCCATTCCAATTGACGACCCTACCAAGTCGTTGTTTTTAGGTTCGCCAAACGCTCTTTGGCATTATTGATTATCTTCCTGTAATTGCTGAATACCTTGTATTAAATCTAGTTACCGATGAGCCAGGAGTTAGTGGTTGCGAACCGCAGACGCCAGGCCCAGATTGTGAGGGGGTCCGTACTCCCGTTGCTGGCACAGACACCAGGCTTAACAAAATCCGCGATCAGCGCAGTCAGGGGCCTACTGGAGGGCTACAGCCGGAGCAAGGATATGCCTACCCAAGAATCGCACGCAGGCCCGTCGCAAAATGCAAAGAGGCGCAAGCCAAAGAGCACCAAGCGTAAGCCAGCCGGTATGGGTAGAGTCGAGAGGGGATTCATGGTGGCCCCAACTATGGGGTCAACAGCGGAGAGTCCTATTACTGGAGTCTACACTGACTTTTATGACCTTAACTGCACTGCTACAGGAATTATTGGGAGTGCGTGGGAGCTTGCTCTTAACACCCCCACTGGTAGTACTGTTAATAACATTGCGGCTGTGGTCACAAGGGTATCATCCATCGGATCCGCCTATCGCCAGTTCAAATTTAACTGGATTAGGTTTTCCTACTTCTCACTGTTGCCATCAACTTCAGGTGGTTTCATCACACTAGGTGTGGACCCTCAGCCCTGCATAGGCCAGCCAGCCTCGCAGTCAGCAGTCATCCGCCATGACGGCGCGGTGATGGGGGACATCAAGGACGAGTATTCTGTCATGTTCAAGCCATCCAAGTTTGGCAAGACGGGGTACAAGTACGTGCAGCAGTCGACTGGCACCACTTACTCACCTGATGAGATGAGTTATGGAGTTATCCAAGTGTTTGGACAGCTTATTGGTGCTACAGCGGTCACTCTGTGTGGAAAAGTCCGGGTCGAGATGAGCGTCACGTTCATTGGAGCCACATAGGTGCAGCAAACGTGAGTGGGGGGGACACCTTTCACTTACGGGGCGACAAAATCCAGGTCATAACTGGTGCCTCGGAGGGATATGAACAGGAAAATGCAGTGAGTAGTGTACATGTCAGTGCTGGCCTGTGGAGCTAGGTTGATACATGTACGCGTGGTGTTGGGCTCGCCCAGCACCCCTGAAAACTGAGTTCCTGTCAGAGGCCTTGTCTGTAAGATATTTGGTGGGTTATTAGCGTTGGAGCGCCCACAATAAATAATAAACACGGGTAGGTAGGTGCTGACGTGCAGCAGCCCTAGCCGTGCTGGAGCCTTGACTTTTGTCAAGTACCCAGTTGCTATGTTTAGTATGTTTCGTGGCACATTCTCCGGGGTGTGCCGCAAGCAGGCTGGCATGGGGTGAAGTTTCTCCCCAGAGTCGTGCTGATACTTGGGCTAGGTCACCTCCACCGTGTGTGGTAGGCGGCGTAGCCATTGGATAAGCACACTGTACATTACTCCCCAAGTTTGGGAAGGCCTTACCGGGCTGTACATAGGCTCTGTTGATGATGGGGACGTTGAGACCGGCGTTGGATAAGCATATTCTGCGAGACACCTGGAGTGGCTGGTAACCATTCCCGAGGCGCAAGCAACCGTCCTGATGGAGCTTGTGAGGGTAGAGTCGAATATGTTTGTGCGCAGTCCAACCATGCTGAGTCCGTACGGGTACCAAAACCTGGCGGGGGCGCTCGAGTATGAACATCTC